TGGAAAAGATCGGCATACTCCGGGTTGATAATGGAGTAAGGGGTGAACAGGATCTCAACAAAGTTGACATTCTGCTTCTTGATACAGTCAAACATGAGGCGGATGTCTTTGAAATCCACGTGTTCGTTATTCTCCATAATGTGGGTAGTGCTGAGAGGTTTGGCGTTCAACACGAAATCGGAAAAGCTGGGCAACATGATTGCCTTGGTGTCAATATCGCTACCCTCATAGTCAAGGTTATAATTCTGAGAACCTTGCAGGAAGAGGCCAACCCAGCCTCCCCTGCAATGTTCCAAGACGGGCACCAGATGTTCCCGCATCCGCGCCATAATCTTCTGGCGCTTCTGCTCATTCTGGATCAAAGTCGTCATCGTCATATCGCTCCTTTTTGATACAATCCCGGATCATTCTCCGGTATAGGCTTGAGTCAAGCTGCTCCATATCTGCCCAGCTTTGAAGTTGTTGATAAAGCCAAGAACGACTTTTTCATCCATTCTGTTCTCCAACATCCTGAGCTTCTTCCATATCAGGCGCGGCGGCGGTGTCTTTGATCAGTCCCTCCAGCGCCTTGAACGCAAAGTTTTTATGCTTATAGGCGGCGAACTTGGGACGGTTGACAATACGGCACACGACACCTTCCCGAACATGGGTATGGCCGACAGGATCGGGGCCGTCGTAGAAATTCTCAGCCAGCTTCTTCACATACTCGCCGGCGTTCACTGCCTGCGGAGATCCAACATCGTCGGGGAGCTGGTAGAAGTCCGGGATGATAGTGCGGCAGAACACTTGGACGCATTTGACACCCATCTGTTCGCAACGATAGCGCATAAAGTCGGGCGGATACTCCACCACATCACCGTCTTCGTTGGTCATTGTCATGCGGTAAACGAAAAGATCGGACTTGGGATGTTCCTTACCATCGGGAGCGCAGCCATAGCTGAATGTGGTGGTTTTACCGTACTGTTTGGTAAACTCCTTGTCGTTCAGCTTTGAGTTGTTTCCGGGATTCATGATGGGCGTACCATCGTCAGTGAAGCCAACAACCTCGTAGTAGACCGTCTCTCCCTTGTGGAGCTTTCCTTCAAAGACGTTGGCGTGTTTTTCGCGGAAAGCGTTATTACCGTAGAAGCCTCCCTCATCGAAGGTATCCAGAACCACGCGGCGGGTTCCGGTAACATAGCCCCAATCATAGATGGGTGCCCGCTTGATTTTGGAACGAATCACATTCGGGGTCTTACGACTCTCATAGAGCCGCTTTTCCATACGGTTCCGATATTTATAGCCCTGCAACACAGGCAGATAGCCGGTACGCTGAGAAGTTCCGTGCATTTTCAGGGTAACTTCTACCAGATCCCCAGCATGGAATGCGGAGAGGTTGTAGGCCAACTGCTCCGTGTCAGCGTGTTCTTGGAAGAGCGGGGAGATAGGATCAGAACGCTTACGAACATGATTGCCACCCCCCCCACTACCGGAGGCGCGTTTGACGGCGGGTACGTACTTCTCGCAGATAGTGATACCGTTCAATACAGAGATCGTATCGCCCTCTTGGAGCTTCTTGATGTCGGTAAAAGAAGCCAAACAGGAGAGAGGGAGGAACAGACCGTCGCTCTTCTCGCCCCGGAGCTTGAGAGCCTTAATATTCCGCTTCTCCGGGTCAAGGTATCCGCCAGCCGGAGCGCCGTTCTCATCCTTGCGTCGCAACAAGTCATTCTTCTGTGCGAACTCCAAACCGAGTTTACCATCGGTAGGGAAGTACACGCCCAGCTGATTAGGGTCGGTGCCGAGATCCACAATCACCGTATTACCGAAACATTCGCCACAGAGCAGCCGGTCGGCATTGGTATGCTTCCTCAGATTGTGAATCCTGGTAACATAGGCACAGTACATTATATTCACTCCTCGTTAATTTACTTTGTTTCTAATTAAGAATACATAGATTTCAGCTTATAAGAGACCTCCGCAATAGTCTCTGCTGCTTCTCGCATATCATCAACAGTGGTATCGAACCCCATTGAGATACGCACAGTGCAGGCCGCATCTTCATCAGACATTCCAATGCCACGCAAAACGTGGGAGGATTTAGCACTGGCAGCACTACACGCAGAACCAGCAGAAAGGTAGATATCCAACTGATCCAACAGAAGAAGCAGAGATTCGCTGTTGACGCCAGGGATGGTCAGGCTGATGATGTTAGAAGAATAGTTCTCGCTATCACCGTTGATATAGAACTCCCCAGGCATTCTTAACCCCAAATCAGTTAAGAATGTATCTCTGAGCAATCCCCACCGTAGCTTCCAGTTCTGGAGGCGTTCAGTAACGATTTCTGCTGCCTTGCCAATTCCTACAATTCCCGGAACGTTCTCGGTACCACCACGCATTCCGTTTTCCTGGCCTCCACCGATAATCCACGGGGATTTACGGATAGAATTGCTGATATAAAGCACACCAACACCCAGAGGAGCACCGAACTTATGACCGGACATAGAGCAGAAGTCAATTCCGCAGTCCTTTACGTTCATATTCACATGGCCAGCCGCCTGCACAGCATCGGCATGGAATACGGCATGATACCTTTTGCAAAGGGTTCCGATTTCTTTCATAGGATTGACAGTGCCCAGCTCATTATTTACCCACATGATAGAAACAGCCGTCGAACGTCCATCACGAGGTAAATAGTTAGACTCAGCAGTATGGGCATCCGATAAAAAACGTTCCAGGTCATTTAGGTCTACGCTACCATCTTTGTGGACTTTGATATAATGGCGATGACAGTGCGCAGACATAGGTTCCAGAACCGAATCGTGTTCCAGAGCAGTTGTTAAAATCAAGTCGCCGCCAAAGTTTTGCAACCACGCATTGTTCGACTCTGTGCCACCAGAGGTAAAGAACACCTCTGAGGGATCGGCACCAATCATTTTAGCTACCTGGCGGCGGGCATTTTCAACAGCTTCACGAGCATTGACCCCTTGGGTATGGAGGCTTCCGGGATTGCCTACATGATCGGGCCGGAGCCAAGGGAGCATAGCTTCCAGAACCTCCGGGAAGACCGGAGCATTGGCAGCATTGTCGAGATATACCACGTATTTCACTCCTTTGATAAAAGAGGCTCAGAGCGTAGACAGCTACTTGCTACTCTATCGTTCTGAGCCTCCTTAATGGTTTACTTTGTTGCTTATGCGGAGATAATAGGACGAAGGGCATCGTCCACCTGCTGATACCGCTCTGCGTTGATGGCCTCCAACAGGCAGTCATAAGGATCAGTCTGGCCGCTCATCACCATCTTGGCGATATTGGGAGAGAAACCGCTGACCAACGCAACACCCAAATCGTTCTCCTTAACAGGAATGGTGCCGCTACGGGAGTTGACATTCCAGAATACCAGACGAGGAATCTGATACCCGGCTTCCGCATACCGCTGGGCAATTACCTCAAACAGGCGGGGAGTAGGTGCGACCCGTCTGCTATATCCCCACCTATCATGGGAGATTGCGCCGGTGGTTGCACAACCATCGAACTCCATATCAGAGATGATAAGGATGTTCGCGGGAAGATCGCTCTGATCCATGTGCTTGTTGATCGCCGTAGTGAGGATCAGGTCGAATACGGCCTCGATGTTGGTGTTGGCAACCTCGTTATGGGCAGCCGCGATCCGCAGTTTCTCACGAAGGTTCTTGCCTCTGCTCAAATCGACCAGCTGAGGATGTTCAGAGAAGGTGATGTACTGATCCTTGAACTGACCAGAAGAACGCTCGGCGAAGTAGATCGCCAGAGAGTTTGCTACTTCCAGCGCAGACACATCAGTGTTGCCGACTCTCACTCTCATACTACCAGAACCGTCGGCCACCACGATGGTGTTACCACAACCCTGCACCGTATCGGGGAGGTTCTTCCACAGCACTTCCAGATTGGTGTCGGTGCTGTCGGCATAACCGTACCGATGTACGATGTCATGCGGGAAGAGAACAGAAGCGTTGATCTTGGCCTCGCCTTTCTCCACAGCACCCAGGAATGCACGTCGGCGATCCTCGTCGTGACGGAGGAAAGCGCTGTTGTACTGCAGGTTGGCACGAGAGGGAACACGCTGATAGTCGATTTCCTCCCACTGCTTGGCGGTCATCTGCTGCTCCACAACAAGCAGGTAACGGGAGAGATTGGCGAGGGTATGCTGATACTGGCGCTCGGTCATGCCGACAGCCTTCCGCAAGATCTGGGCATAATGCCGGGTCTGCTTGGAAGAAGTCTTACAGCGAGGCATCCACTTTGCCAGAAGAGAAATAGGCTTGCCCTCTGCCGCATTTTGGGTGTCGTCATAAAGCTGCCCTTTGACCAGCCCGGTCACGCAGTCACACGCAGGCGTATCCAGCAGACACCACAGATCGTCCCAACGACCGTACTCAGGCACCAGTGCCACCACAGGGGCGACGTACTCGGGAAACTCCTTCGCCAGAGGCACCATGCAGGCACGGAACAGCCGGCGCTCACCCAGGCCACCACGGACATCACGAGCATAAAAGAGCCATTTCATTGCCATCAACTTGTCCTCGAAGAACGCCTTAGTGAAGCGCTGAGAGATGTCGTGCTCGCTGGCGCTACGGAGAGATGCCACAGCGAATTTGAGATCCAGGAGAGCCTTGCCGGTAGTGCGGAAGCCGACTGCACCGTTCTCGGTGACAGAGACATTGCACTCGTTATTCAGCGTGCTCTTGATCCCATCCATAAAGTTACTCATTATCTCTTACCTCCTATATTGAGATACCCAGGACACACTTTTTATTTACTGTTGCTGTTTATGCCCAGAGAAATGGAGCGGCAGGTAGGACTCGAACCTACGAATGGCAGCTTGGCTTCCTTGAACATTGCTGTTAGCGAAACTCCTCGTTTCGCATTGTAATAGGGCTGCTGTGTTGACCACTTCACCACTGCCGCATGAAGCTCGTCTTTCCGAGCCGTCACAACCCAGTTCAAGATATTTGGGTTGAATATCTGGCGTTTACCGTCAGCATAGACATAAACGATCCCAAAGCCCTATGCCTATCCGCCCATTAGCAGGGGCGGCTTCTGCTTGTGCCAGGGGTGGGACTCGAACCCACGACCACGGGATTAACAGTCCATAGAAAGTTGCTGTAAGCGTCTCAACAAGACACGCATTAGTACGCGCTCTGTCCGACTGAGCTACCCTGGCGTACGCCCCGCCGTAGCGGGGCTATTTTGCATGACCCCTCTTATGTGCATTTTCTACTCAAACCCAGCCGTATAATACGGCAAACAGTTATACCGATCGGTTCGGCTTACCGCACTATTATGGCTGGCGGCGAACCAGGTTTTCACCGTACTGTAAATTATCGGGGCCGAGATAATGACATACGGCAAGGAACAACAGACAAGCAAACCCATATTCAACATTAGTCTGTTGCACCTCCTTTTTTTGTGACTACACTAAGTAGCTTGTTGCAAGGAGTGGGACTCGAACCCACGACAATCAGTTCCCTTTTTACATAGCTGTTAGCGCAACTGGGGGAGGGGAACGTTACGCATTTTTTATACTGGTGCTCTACCAACTGAGCTATCCTTGCATGGCGGGAGGCTTTTTCATTGCTGTCTGCGTTGCTCTGTACGCATACGAATACGGAAACCTCCCAGAAACCGCTATATCCGTAAAATGGCTCTTTGCCATGTGTGCGGGACACATTCTCATTTCCAAAGCAGGTAATGTTGATGGTTGCTGTTAGTGCCCCAATTCGTTACTGTTCATTCATCGTCGCATTCATCACTATACTGTCATCCGAAGATGACTTAGGGCTTGTCTCGTATTCTATTCATGGCTTCCT